TTCATCCCATTGAAAGTCTCCGTATGGCATGGCATAGGGGCATCCCCAGCACTCATGGCCGGGTGTGTAACCAGATAGGCGGTTTCCAGTGGTACTGGCATCGGTGGATTTCTTCACTCGCCGTCCGCATTTGCAGATATAGGTGGTCAAACTCTCACCTCCGTGCCCTTCAGGCGGTCCAGCATCTCGGTCTGTACATCCTTGTTCATGGGCTGGATGTTGTTGCCCTTCCAGCCGTAGCAGAGGATGGGCCCGTAAAGCTGGCGGCCTCGGTACTTCCGGTTGAGCAGGCTGGCAGGCTGGATGGGGCCATCGTACCGGCCCACGAACAGCACCGCCGGGGTGCGAGGCAGCACGATCATCTCGCAGGGAGTTCCCAGCCGGTTCTCAATGGCCCACAGGCTGTCGGGCAGGGATGCGATCACAGGTGCCTTGCCCGGCTCTGCTAAAATACCTTTCATTTGTAAAATCCTTCCTGATATGATATCATCAAAGGTGATGGGGCTTGTGAATTCCATCACCCTTTGGGCTCGTCCGTGTTACCAGCACGGGCGGGCTCATTTTTTGTTGATGTCCTCGGCATCCTCTTCTGCGTTTCCGAGTACAAAGCTTTCGATAAGCGGTAACCAGTCCGGCGTTAACTCGGAGATGTACCTTTTGGCATAATAGTAATAGATTGCATTGCTGACCTGCAGAGAGCCGGTGGCCCGCTGGTCCTTGACCATGTGATTTGCCTGATTGCGGCTCAGGCCCATGCCCATCAGGAGCTTCTTCAGACGTTTCGTTTTCATGCGCCCCTCCGGTTCTGCCGGTAGTCCGGCTCTTCGGTGCGGGCGTGGGTACGGTCAACGCGGCCATAGCGGCGGGCGTTCTGTTCACGATCCTGGGCGGCAAAGCCCAGCCGCAGGAACGCGACCGCTGCCAGAACCAGGCACAGGGCCGTGACGAACTGGCTGTCAGAGATGGAGCTGCCCAGCTGTGCACCGCCCTCGATGCCCATGCCGTACAGCAGACTTGCGGAACCGCTGGCAGCAGCCAGCCAGTACCAGACGCGGGATTTAATCTTCATTGGGGGATTCCTCCATTCTGTCCATGAGGTCTGCGGCAGTAGTCACTATGCTGAGCAATGCTTCCGGATTTCTTTGATCTATGCAAATCCCGGCAATCAGAGCGGCGCAAAGGGCTTTCTGTTCCATCTCTGTGCCGCAGGCATAAATCTTGGGGTTCCCATCCTTCCCCAGCTGGATTTTTAACTGAGCGTTCGGGCTGATATTCATGCTCCTACCTCCTGAAGACAATTGACTGCGGGTCTGCAGTCGTCCAATGCCCATCCGATGACCGGGTGCCATTCGCCATCAGCAAAAATCTGCAGCCCGGTGTGGCTTTCATCCTTGATTTGTCCGCCCAGCTGGTAGCAGCCAGATGCCTGACTACCGCCCCAACGGAACCACTTGTTCCAAAACAGCGGTGCGATGTACGCGCATCCAGTGGGCGCTGCGGCTCGCTCAGATGCGAGGGTATAAGGTTTCATGCGGTCTTTTCCTCCTTTGCGATTGCCGGGAAGAAATACTCCCCGATTTTTTCTTGCGGAATGTGCAGTGCTCTGCAGATGATAACGATCTCGTCACTCCTCCAAGGTTGTGTCCCCTTGAGCCGTGCGGTCATCGTGTTGGAGCTTACCCCAATCAGGGCCGCAAGTGCGCCCTGGTTGAGATCCTGGTCTTCTGCCAGACGACTGATTTTGAGATAAGGCTTCTTCATGGTGATTCACCTCCTTGTTGTGGTTGCATCCCTTCTGCGGTATAATCGAGCAGGAAAGGGGGTGATAAAATGATTTTTGAGAGCTTTTTAGAGATGCAAGGTTTGAATATGCAAATTGAGCGAAACGGTGAGATCGTTGCGACTGTTCCGGGTCTGCCAAATCGGGAAAAAGCAACGAATCGCCGGTATATTGGGTTTCGCCCGGGGACCGATATCAAAATAGATGATGTTGTTATCAATCCGGCAAAGGAACGGCTTTATATCACAGAAACACAGGCATCGTACTTCCAAAAGGAACAGGAGCAAATAAAAGCGTTCTATATGACCGAGGTCGAGAAAAAACGGAAAGAAACGGAACAACACCAGAGCACTATTTACAATATCGGCACAGCGTATGGCTCTGTAATTGGAACAGCCAACACAGCAACCATCAACTATCAGACGAGCTTTCGTGAACTGCGTGATCGGGCAGAGGCTGAAAATGCGCCAGATAAGGAGCAAGTCCAGAAGCTGATCGACCTTGTTGAAATGATTGTGAATGAGCAAATTCCTCCACAGCGGGGGCTGCTGTCCAAGTTTTCGGAAACGATGGAACGGCATTCATGGGTTACAAGTGCGGTTGCCTCTGCACTTGTATCGTGGTTGACACAACTTCCGCATTGACCTCAATGCTCAAATTCAGCAACGCTTTCCCGTTGCTGGATTGAGCGAACGAGTAGGCTTTCACGTTCTGGATAACCGTTTCATCTATTTGGCAGAGAATACGATCGTCCAGCTGTGAAAGCTGAATTTCTTGCGCCCGGCCTGCCGTCTCCAGCGGCTCGCCGGGCTTTTTGGTTTCCTTCATCTTTTTCACCTCCTTGCTGATGAATTAAATTCCGCAATCAAGAGAAAAAAATAGCTTGGGTCTCGCTCAGCGTAAGCTCCAGCATAGAGGACAGCTTATCAACTTCCGAGACTTTGAACTCGTTCTCATTGTTGATCTTACGCTGGAGACAATAAGGCGTGATGCCGAGTTTTTCGGCAACGGCCTTCAGCTTGAGACCCTTTGCTTCGATTCTTTCTCTGAGGGCCTTGGTGTCAGTCATTCGAAAAAACACCTCCTTTCTGCGGAATTAAATTCCGCAAGCTCATATTACCACCTTGCGGAACGAAAGTCAACAATATTTGACTGAATTTTCAAAAAATATTGAATTTCATTCACACATGTGGTATTCTAACAGTAAAGAAAGGCGGTGCTACGATGTCTGAGATATATAATCGCATTCGGATGCGTCGGCAGGAACTCGGCTGGACAACAGACGAGCTTGCAAAACGAATGGGATATAAAGATAGATCATCTATCAGTAAGATTGAAAGTGGAAAAGCGGATATCCCACAATCTAAAGTAAAGGCTTTTGCGGATGTGCTTGACACCTCAGTTTCATGGCTGCTTGGCATTGATGAAGCAAACAACACTTCTGACAAGACCGATGCAGACCCCATCCCTCCCGGTTTCCAGCCCATGCCGGAGATGGACATGGTCCCATTGGTGGGCCGGATCGCCTGCGGTACGCCGATCACGGCGGAACAGAACGTGGAGCGCATAGTCTGTGTACCGTCCAAGTGGCGCTCCACATTTACGTTGACCTGCAAAGGGGACAGCATGGAGCCCCGGATACACGATGGCGATCTGGTGGCCATCCGCAAACAGCCGGAGGTGGAAAACGGTGAGATCGCTGCTGTGCGCATTGGAGAAGAGGCAACCCTGAAGCACGTCTATCTGCACGAGAACTTCATTGAACTGAGGCCGGAGAATCCGGCTTTCAACAGCATCATCCTCAGCCGGGAGGATATGAACACCGTTGTCATTGAAGGCAAGGCCGTGGGGCTCTGCCGAGATATCTAAAATGGGAGGAAGTTAAGATGTCACTGTTTGGCAAGAAAGAAAAAGAAGAAATTGCACGACTGAATGCTGAAATGCAGAGCCTTCGGGAAGCTATGCCGTCAGAAAGCCGCACACTGGACGACATCAATCGAGAAATCAAAGCTTCACGTGAAGAACTCGCTCGTGTCCAAGAAAACCTTGAAAGCCGCAACAGCGAGTTGAAAGATGCCTTGGAAGAACTTCAACAGGCAAAAGACCAGCTCATTGAGACGAATGAAGAAGTCCTGATGCAGAGCTTTGGCCTTTATACTCCTCGGTACTCTTTTATGAATGCGGACGAGTATAAAGCGCACCTGTTGGAAATTCGTGCCAAACAGAAAGATATGATTAAGGCGAAAACGGCTGTCAGCGGTAATATGAACTGGACAGTCAATGGAAATGCGTCCAAAGGCAAGAAGATGGTCGCTGATATGCAGAAGCTTCTCCTTCGTGCGTTCAATTCCGAATGCGATGACGTAATTGAACACGTCAAGTACAATAATATTGAAGCCAGCGAAAAGCGCATTACTACCTCTCGGGAAGCGATTTCCAAGCTTGGAACCATTATGGAAGTCAGCATCCAGCCTAAGTATTACCGCTTAAAAATCGAGGAACTTCATCTTGCTTTTGAATATGCTCAGAAAAAGCAGCAGGAGAAGGAAGAGCAGAAGGAAGCTCGAGCAAGAATGCGTGAAGAGGCAAAGCTTGCCAAGGAAATCGAAGAAGAACGCAAAAAATTGGAAAAAGAGCAGCAGCATTATCAGAACGCGCTGGAGCGTATCAATGCGCAATTGGCTTCTGCTTCTGAGGCCGACCGCGCAGCAATCGAAGAAAAGAAAGCAGAGCTGGTGGCCCAGCTGGATAAGATTGACAAGGAGTTCAAGGATGTTGATTATCGTGAGGCTAATCAGCGTGCCGGTTATGTTTATGTGATCTCGAATATTGGAGCATTTGGCGAGAACGTTTACAAAATCGGTATGACACGCCGTCTTGATCCTCAGGATCGTGTGGATGAGCTGGGCGATGCCTCGGTTCCGTTTGACTTTGATGTACATGCTATGATTTTTTCGGATGATGCTCCTCGGTTGGAAGCTGCACTGCACAATGCCTTTGCGGACCGCAAGCTCAACTTTGTAAACCAGCGGCGAGAGTTCTTCCGTGTTTCCCTGGACGAAATCAAAAAGGTTGTCAAGGAAAACTATGACCGTTCTGTGGAGTTTGTGGAACTTGCTCCGGCAGAACAGTACCGTGAATCCATTAAGTTGAGAGAAGAGGCGCAGAAGGCAAAGCAGAGCGCTCAAGGATAATTCGCTCAGCCCCAGCTGGAAGACGTACAGATCGAGGGCCGCGCCGTGGGCTGGACACACTGGGTGGGGTAAAAAGACAGATTGAAAGTGGAGGTTGTACCATGAAAAAGAGATTTCTTTCGATGATTCTTGCAGTTGTCCTGTGTGGCTTGCTTCTGGCCGGTTGTGACGGCGGCGGTTCTACCGGAACGGTTCCACCCGCACCAGAAGCACCTGCCGTATCTGCCGGAGTGGTATCTATTAAGCTCCTGGGTGCTTCTTGGGAGAAGAAGATGGACGGCTACACCTATGTCTATTACAGTGCTGAGCTTTCCAATGGAAACTCAAAGACTGCCGGAGCGTGTCAGATCACCGTCACTTCAAGAGATGCTGAAGGCCATGTTCTGGATGTTTCCAACGGCTATACCGGAAGAATTGCCGGAAATGATACGATCCGGTTCAGTGGAGGGGTAATGTACGTCGGCGATGTTCCTTCTGCGGTAGAACTTGCCGTCGGGAACCCCATGGGTGGATACAATGATCATTTCGATGCAACTGCAAAGGCATCCGATTTCCAGTTCAAGAATGTGGCACGTCTGGACGAATCAAAAATTTCCGGCGATGTTGTCAACAACAGCTCTGTTGATTGTACCAATGTCCGTGTCTCTGTGATTCTGAAGAAAAACGGTCAGGTTATTGGCGGCACATATACATACGCCAATAATGTAAAGGGGAACGGCGGTTCCGCACCATTTGTGATTTATTCTTTTGTAGATTATGACAGCTTTGAGGTTGTCGCCGCAGAGTGGTAAAAAAGGCCGGGAAGAGATGAACGATGTGCATATTGAAGGCAAGGCCGTCGAGCTTTGCCGGGATATCTGAAGTAGGAGGAAGAAGAAATGTCCAAAAGAATGACAACAGATGAGCTGAAGCGCCACATAGCAGACGCTCTGGGAGAGTTGGATGAACTGCTTAACAGTTGGCTCTATTCATCCAATGAAATAGACCAGAAAAGAGCCCAGATCATGTCCTACTGGATCAAAACATATACTGGAATGATCCGGCGGGAAAATGAGTTTAACCCTGCATCTCTTCCTCGTTTGGCCCGGCGGCAAATCGTGAACGTGGACTTTGGATTCCGGGTCGGCTCTGAACTTGGCGGGTTGCACTATGCTGTTGTGCTGGATAAGGCGAACAGCGTAAATGGGGATACAGTCACAGTTATTCCGCTTGGTTCCCTGAAGGAACGCCACAAGGCGAGCCGGAATAAAATCATATTAGAAGATGGAATCTTTGCGGCACTGGATGAAAAGGCGCAGAATCAGGTAGATGAAGCAAGGAAACTCATGGATTCTGTTGCAACTGATCCTGCGCTGAAATCCATGTCCGAGATGGATCGGATGACAGAATCCATGAAACGCTACGCCATGGCGAAGAACAAACTGGAAAACTCCGAGGCCAGCATCAGAAGGATGGAAAAGCTCAAACACGGCAGTGTTGCCAATATCAGTCAGATCGCAACCGTCAGTAAGCTGCGCATCAAGGAGCCTGTAACGCCGCATTCTGTACTTTGCGGTGTGAAAGTTTCGGAACGCGACATGGAGCAGATTGAAAAAGCTCTCTTGGAACTTTACATTTCCAAAGGTGTTGTAAAAAAATTATTCGGAAATTCTGAAAATATCGGTTGACATCCTGCACAGAATATGCTATTATATTATAGCTTAACTTTGCCGCTTCGGCGGCAGCGCGTGAGCGCAATTAGTATTTGCAAAGGCCAACCGCAGAAATGTGGTTGGCCTTTGCCTTTGTATAAAGAAAAAACTCCCCCGGTGCTACCAACACCGGAGGAGTTAAGATAAGCGGCTCACCCAGAAGAGGGCATCGCACACTCGACACTGCGATTATACCTCTTTTGGGCGGGCTTGTCAAAGTGTACCCCAAAGGAGGTATTTTTTATGGGAATGAGAACCAACACCGCCCAGTGGCTGCCGAACCAGAACCGTTGGCAGATCAAGGTGCAGAAGGACGGGGTGCGCAAGACGTTCACCAGCGCAAAGCCGGGCCGTACCGGCCAGCGGGAGGCAAATGCTAAAGCAGATGCCTGGCTGGATGAGGGCATCTGCAGCACAACCAAGCGCTGCTCGGAGGTCTGGAACGAGTATCTGATCTCGGTGCGGGCCACCGCCGGTACAAGCTATGCCCAGCAGGTGGAGAAGTTCGGACAGAACTACATCCTGCCAGTGGTGGGCGACCGCCGGATCGGTGACCTGAATACGGGAATGCTGCAGGATGTGCTGAATCGGGCATACAAGGAAGGCAGCATGAATCCGCAGGCCATCCGAAAGAGCAGGGGAAACCTTTCGAGGAAAACATTGCAGGGAATCCGGGCGGTTGAAGTCAGCTTTGTGAAATGGGCAAGGCAGCACAAATACACCGCCCTGCGGCCAGAGGACGAGGGGCTCACGGTACCCAGGGGAGCACGTCCAAAGGGCCGAAAGATCCTTCAGCCGGACGCGCTGCGGGTTCTGCTTTCTGTAGATACACGCATCGTCCGTGGCAAGGTTGAACAGGATGCCAATATCCATGCATACCGCTTTGCGGTCCTGACCGGCCTACGCCCCGGGGAGCTGCTGGGGCTGCGCGTGGGCGACATGGAGGGCAACCGGCTGCATCTTGCCCGGGCCATCAATACCTTTGATGAGGAAACACACGGCAAGAACGAAAACGCTATCCGCACGGTGGTCCTGCATCCGCTGGCGGCTGCGGAACTCCACGCTCAGCTGCAGCAGCGGGCCTTTGAAGAGGAGCGGCCTCTTCGGGGAGATGATCCAATCTTCCTGTTGGAGAATGAGCACAGCCTCTATAACTACTGGCAGTTCTACCAGCGCAGCAACGGCATTGACCCGCCGGTCAGCCTGTATGAGCTGCGGCACACCTTTGTGAGCATCATCGAGGATGCTGTGTCCCCGGCAGAACTGCGCCGCATGGTAGGGCATAGCAAAAGTATGGATACTTACGGCTGGTACAGTCACGCCGTTGACGGCAGGGCTGACACGGCAGCAATGGCCGTTTCAGATGCGCTGGCAGAGTATTCTCCGCGTGCAAAATAACCCACTTTGTAACCCGTTTTTGTTCCTAAATGGTTGTGATAGCCGATATTTGATTTTTGGTAAAATTCAAAAAATGCGCATGAATCCATCACAATTTCAAAGCGCATCCAGTGAATTGTGATAGTTGAGCTTGTTCGAATCCACCCGCGCCCATAAAAAGACCGTCAGCGTAGAGATACGCTGGCGGTTTTCTGTTTGCAGAAGGTTTGGATTTTCATGCGGGTGGATTCGAACAGCATCGACCCGCCGAATAGTCCGGCGGGGAAAAAAGCCCCTGCGGGGCTGTTTTTAGCAGCGCGGCTCGCGTGATCCACCCGCGCCCATAAAAACCGTCAGCGTAGAGATACGCTGGCGGTTTTCTGTTTGCAGAGGATGGCATGGCTGCTCTCGGGGCGGGCAGGATGCCCTCTCACTGGTTTGGCTGGGTTTTATCACGTCACTGTCCTGAAGTCAAGAGGGAAATTTCAATTTTCACTGTTTTTGAAGAGCTATGTTATTGATTTCAGAAAACCGCACAAAAAATGAAAAATATTAAACAAAATACTGTACTGATATACTAAAAATGAGACTGAAGCATTGACATACCCATCTGATATATATATATATATATATCCGTTTTTTTGTGTGATTTTTGTTGAAAATGCAGAGAAAGGTTTTTTGGGATGAAACAATTGAAAAGGCTTACCAGCGTTTTGCTGGTTCTGGGAATGGTTTTAGGGCTGATGCCCCTGTCTGCATTTGCGGCAGAGCCAGAGAACGCAGCGGGAAATACTCCTATGAAAGTGGTAGACGGTGAGAATACTTATACCTATATGTTGCTTGATGATGACACCGTGGAATTGACGGGGTTTTCTACCGCAGCTGAGGAAGCGAATGTAGTGATCCCTTCGACTGCGCAGGGACATCGTGTGACTTCGATTGGAATTTATGCATTTCACAACTGCGCAGCGCTGAAAAGCGTTCAAACTAAAGCACCCATTAAGTCGATTGGAGATGGTGCATTTGCATACTGCGGAAATTTGGAAACGGTGACACTTCCGGATTCAGTAACTTCTGTCGGAGCAACTTCGTTTTATGAATGTACAAAGCTGGAAACGGTGAACCTTGGAAATTCAGTTCGTTCAATTGGTGATAATGCGTTTATGCTTTGCACAAGTTTGGGAAGTGTGACACTTCCGAATTCAATTATCTCAATTGGAACAGGTGCGTTTATTAGTTGCACAAGTTTGGGAAGTGTGACACTTCCGGATTCGATTATCTCAATTGGAGCAGGTGCGTTTAGTAGTTGCACAGATTTGAAAAGCGTGACGATTCCGAGTAGTGTACAGACGATAGGAGCAAATGCGTTTCACTTTGGATTTGGTGGTGAAGGAAAACAATTAGAGAAACTGCATTATACGGGAACCCAGGAACAATGGGATAAACTTGCAAAGGAAAATGATTTTAAAAATAACAATACCCTGTTGACTAATCCGCAGAACTTTGATTGCGCCCATACTGTGAGCTTTTATTACGGCAATCAGGCAGAGGAAACCAGCAAAGTGGTGCCGAAAGTGGTGCAGTATGAAAAAACGGTCAACAAGCCCACTGATCCAATAGCGAAAGGTTACCAGTTTGAAGGTTGGTATACACAAGAAAATGGCGGCGAAGAGTTTGATTTCAGTCAGGCAATTACGGATGATGTGAAGGTTTACGCACATTGGAGCGTGAAGCCTACTCCTACCCCTGACCCTGAGCCTAACCCTAATCCTGACCCTGAGCCTAACCCTAACCCTAACCCTAATCCTGACCCTGAGCCTAACCCTGAGCCTAACCCTAACCCTAACCCTAATCCTGACCCTAACCCTAACCCTAATCCTAACCCTAATCCTGACCCTGAGCCTAATCCTAATCCTAATCCTAACCCTGATCCTAATCCTGATGCCAAAGAGTATACCCTGACGGAAAAAGACGGTACTCTTGTGTGTGTGACGGTTGAGAAAAATGGAACGACTGTGGATATCACGAAGAATGTGGTGCTGGAACAACAGGGCACGACCCAGATCGGAAAGATCCCTGCGGGCGCAATGGTTACGGTTGCGGCAAATGCGGCACCGGAAGGAATGGTCTTTGCGCAGTGGAACATCAGTGATCCGGCACTGATGGGAAACCCTGATGTAGCACACACCAGCCAGACCATGACATTTCCCATGCCGGCGGCAGATGTGACCGTAGAGGCAATGTACGAAAGCGCGGAAAATGCCAGAGAAACCGAACTGCTGGGCAGTGCCGCAATGATCGGCGCAGTGGGAATTTCGGCTGTTGTACTGGCCTATCAGGCGCATCAGCTCGGAACAGAGCTCTATCTGAAATATCTGCTGCCCAGTGGGGCGGCAATTCCCCAAAACAGGATCCAGCTGGCGGAACTGCTCTGGAGGAATGCAGGAGAGCCTGTACCGGATGTAAATGCAATGTATGAGGACATCGGCCTGAATGAGGAAGCGGCACAGCAGGCCGCACAGTGGGCCGTGGAAAACGAGCTGATGGAGCTGCCTGATGAAGAGCATACGGAGCAGTTCAAGCCGGATGAGCAAATCTCCTATGGAGAAGCCATTCGCGCATGGAAAAAAGCACAGCAGCTGAAAACGGCAGAATAAAATAGCACAAAGCGGAATCGTTCTCTCAGGCAAGGATGGAACGATTCCGCTTTTTCTTTCTATTACCCCGGCAGGAACAGCAGCGTGCCCCGGGCGGCCAGTACGGGCTGGAACAGGCAGCCCGCCAGCCCGGCGGTGAGCGCCACGACGAGAAACAACAGTGCCAGAACCAGAACAAGCCGGGCCAGCCCGAAGCGGTGGTGCCCGGCGGGGACTTTTTTGCGCTGCAT